TGAAACCGCATCCAATATGGAAAAAGCGATAGTTTATGCTTGGAATCAATCACTTAACCCGCCACAGGGATTTGTAAGTTCAAAGGATAAGGCTTATTTTGCTAACCCTAAGTATAATGAGGGAGCAATGGGTGAGGAAGCACAAGAAGTTGTTGACTTCTTACGAGGAAAGATACCACCTAATGTCACCGCACAGCACAGGTTGGAGGCAAGACCATCCGTAACCTCATCATGGACAACTGCGGGTGGTGGGAAGAATAACGAACCAAAAACTGATTTGATGATAGGTGACTATAGAATATCTCTAAAAAAATCAGGTGGTTCACAGCTTGTGTCCAGTAAACAAGGTGACACGTCAGCATTGGTTGCGACCGCTTTAGACCAACTTATACAAAACGGTGAACTTTCTTCTGAAAGGGGTGAGATTGAAGCAGCTATCATGAAGATGGGTGATTTTAAAGTCCACAACACCAAAAGAGAGTTGTTGAAAGGTAAGACCGCAAACGATGAAGATGTTTTACCAGACATTCTTGAACTTGAAAACGATGTGCATAAAAAACTTGACAGAATAATGAAAGATTTGTTTAAGAAAGATATATTCAAGAATCATTTGGTATTTGAAGCAGCAACAGGTTCACGTAAGTTCGGTGCAAAATCAACCAGTACTTCCGACTGGCTTTTAGTTTTTGGTGGTCATATTAAATGGCATCCAATGAAAAATCCTAATGATATAGGGTTTTTGACTAAGAGTACAAGTGTTCGTGTTGCATGGAAAAGCTCTAAGAACGAGAAAACAGGAATTCGTTCACTGTATTCATCCTTGCGTGTTGATGTAAAAGAAGCATTGCGTGAGTATGAAGGTTTATCTTTGAATGAGAATATGCTAACTAACATATATAATAAAATAAAAAATTTGGTTTCCAGAGCATGGAATAAGGTGAAAAAGTGGGTATTTGCTACCGCTAATAACTTTATGCAGTTCTTTGGTATTGAGATACAGGATGTATCTGTTATGACCAAGTTTTAGCTATATAACATACTTTACATAATATACCCCTTGTGATACCATGAGGGGTATTAAAATTTGTAGTGAAGGCAGGTATAGTATCAATTCAAACGAACAGCTTTGTAGCCTTTAGTTCCATTGGTTCGCTTGATTGCACAACGATGTAGGTTATGTTCATCACACCACTTCATAAGATTAATAACTGTTAATATTTCTCCTTCTGGTGTGGTAACAGACCAAGTTTTTGAGTGAGACTTTGATACCTTTTGTTTCCATTCTTCCGTTTTTGGTTGAGTGTTTTTACCCTTACTGTTCACTGACATTTTACGTTTGGATTCTTCGGTGTGTTTTCTGCCGAACATGGGATGGTTTTCGCCTGCGAAGTTTGCATATTTAACACCACCTTCTGTTAGGTTATACCCATTACGACCAAACGTATCATACAAAGAAATGTAGTAGCGTTCTTTTTCGTCAAGTTCCTCTTGTGATATGCATTCACAGAGAACTACCCACGTGAAGTTATCTTCACCGTATTTGTTTATAGCTTTTGATAGTGCAAAACCGGAATTAGGACGATGTTTAGCTAACGATTTGTGTTGACATATACGAATATTCATTGGCTGAACGGTTTGACCAATATATGATTTGCTATTAATCATATTTGTAACTTTATAAATTAACATTATAATACCCCTGTGTCATAATAGATATAGGTATTTATAAAAATTGTTAGAGGGAAGGTGTATTATATTTCGCAACATACATTACGACACGAAGCGTAGTAAGGTGTACCTGTGGGAGCAAACAGAAGGTTCCAATGATTATCGTATGATAGATTGGGTTCCATATGTTTTTAAAGATGACCCGCATGGACACATTGAAACCGTTGAAGGAAACCCCGTAAAGAAGATTGAATTCAATTCTTACAAAGAGTATAACGACTATCAGAAACATCATAAAAACGTTATATATGAGAATGAAAGTCCAAAGGAAATCCAATTTCTATCCGAATGGTATCATACCGTTCCAGATAATGATATAAATCCACCAAAACTCAAGATATATTCAATAGATATAGAGGTTCACTGTGAAAGGGGTTTCCCGAAAGCCGAGGAAGCAGCATACCCTATATCACTAATCAACGTGCGTGAGTTCGGTGAAGGTGGTATCAATAAGTCATGGGGTTTGAAAGCATATACTGGTGATTGGGAACTTGATTTTGTTCACTGTGCAGATGAACGTGACCTATTAGCTCAGTTCTTTGAGTGGTGGCACCGTAATGCACCTGATGTTATTACTGGTTGGAATATCTCACCACATAATAAAACCAATGAAAGAGGGGGATTTGACCTTCCGTATCTTGTCAACCGTTCCAAAAATCTCTTTGGTGTTAAAGCAGACATGTATAAGAAGCTATCACCTATCGGGATTGTTCGTTGCTGGGATGATAACAAGAGTGGTGCAATGTATGTTGATATCGCTGGTGTGTCAGTCCTTGACTATTTTGCTCTATACAAATGGTATACAACCAAGAATCCTGAGAACTATAAACTTGATACGATTGCCCGTGAAGAACTTGGTTTAGGGAAGTTGGATTATTCCGATTATACTGACCTGAGAACGTTATACGAGGCTAATTGGAATCTATATGTTGAATACAATGTAATTGATAATCAGAGAGTTATGGAACTTGAAGATAAATTAGGGTATATCCTACTTGCACAGTCACTTGCCCTCTTATGTCGTTGTAAAATGGAACACTATACCGCATCTACTCACTTGGTTGAAGGGTTGATGTTGACCCATTTTAGACGTAATGACCAATGTGCGCCTAGAATGGAAGGTGGTCACCAAGAATGGTTTCCTGCTGCATTCGTCAAAGAACCTCAGAAGGGTCAGTATGATTGGATTGTAGACCTTGATATTGCATCATCCTACCCGACAGCCATTATCACACTTAACATGTCTACAGAGACATACTATGGTCGTTGTATGGGGTATAAGGACATTCATGGTCGGTGGATTGATACGATTACAGGACGTGGTGAGATTGATATCACAGAAGTTGCGCGACTTGAGGCACCAATCTGTGGTTTCGTTAAAAATCGTGAATTCCCTGTCTTCAAACTATTAAAGGGTGATAATGTTATCTTGATGAAAGGTGAGAAGTTAAAGAGTTTCAACAAAGCATTAAAGGTTGGATTGTTGTGTTGTGCTCCGTCCGGTTCATTGTATATACAGAACAAAAAAGGTGCATATGCTCAAGTTGTCCAACAAACATACGCCAAACGACAGGAAATCAACGCCTTAAAGAAAGATTTTAAAGGTAAAGCTGAAAGAGCGAGAAATGAGGAAAAGATCAAAGAACATACCATTCAAGCAAATAAATACCACGCTTTACAGTGGGCGTTAAAGATCGTCATTAACTCTGCTTATGGTGTTACGGGTGTTCCTTATTCAAGATACTTCAACGTTCATACTGCTGAGGCTATCTGTTCTTGTGCTCGTAGAGCTATTATTAATGGTCAGAAGTACGTCAACCGATGGTTTACGGATGGTGTCTGGAAGAACGAGGAAACTCTTGAAATCCTTAATAAATTAGGTGAAGTCAAGATTGATTATGATATAATAGAGGACATGGTTTCTTATATTGACACAGATTCAGTTTTTATCAAGTTGGGTACATTTGTTGACAAAGTTGTGGGTGGTGATTGGAAGACAGACCATGACCAAGAATATATTTCTGAGAACATATTGGCATTGTCCAAACATGTTGAACAGTATGTTAATGATTGTTCATATGAAGAAACACAGTTTGCCGAATACAACTCTAGAATGGCAAAAGAAGAGTTTAGTATCAACTTTAAACAGGAAATTGTCTGTAAATCAGCCCTGTTTATACAGAAGAAGAAATACGGATATCATGTGGTTAACGAAGAAGGCGTACCATGTGATGAGATTGATGTTACAGGTCTTGAGATCATCCGTTCCGAAACTCCTTCAGCGTTCAAGGGTGCTCTGAAAGAATTATTGAGTATGATTTTGAGAAACGCATCAGATGATGATATATATGAAGTATATACAAAGGCTAAGAAAGAGATTAAATTCACTTATCCAGAGGAGATTTCGGAGAATAAGGGGGTTAAGGGGCTAAATAAATACATTAAAGACGGTGAACCTGTCAAGGGCACCCCATACCACGTCAAAGCGGTTGCGGCATATCATAGATTGTTAAATGAACTTGACCTCTTAGACGAATATCCTACAATAGAAGAGGATACGAAGAACAAACTTGTGTACGTGAAACATAATCCTTATGGTGTCAAGTGTGTCATGTATGACCGCTGGCCTAAGGAATTCACTGAGGCGGGTGTAGAGCCAGATTTTAAGAGAATGACTGATAAATTCTTATCCGGAAAGTTACGTATGTTGCTTCAACCTGCTAAGAGAGAACATATTTTGGAAACAAACGAAGCATTTAACGCATTTTTTAAGTAAATATCTTTATCTTTTATATAAATAATAGTATGAATAAAGACGAAATGTTAATTTATGTAAAACTGAATATGGAAAAAGAAGGATATAGAGTGGTGGATGAACAATATTTTACCAATCGTGTAGGTATATCAAGTATATGCCCCGAAGGTCATTATTGCAACATAACTTGGTCTAATTGGAAGTCAGGTCGTAGATGCAAAACCTGTTCTATAATAAAGAGAAGGTATGATATAAAAGATATAAAAAGTTCTTTTGGAGAAGAAGGTTACAGGTTAGTAACAACAGAATATGTTGATGCACATTCAAAGATTAGTTACGAATGCCCAAAAGGACATAAACATTCAATATCTTGGAGTAATTGGAACAATAACGATCAAAGATGTCCGACTTGTTACGATGATAGACGAAGTAGTGATAGGTTATTGGATATATTGGATATAAAAATATCTTTTATGTCAGAGGGGTATGTTCTTTTATCCGATGAATATAATGGGGTATCTTCAATGTTATATTTTAGGTGTCCTAATGGACATGAACATTCAATAAAGTGGAATAACTGGCAACAAGGGCAACGATGTGGTGTGTGTAGTGGGAGATATATCACGATAGATGGTGTTAAACAATCATTTGAGAATGATAATTATGAGGTATTATCAGAAACATATACAAACAACAGACAGAAAATAAAATATAAGTGCCCACAAGGACACGAACACAAAATCTCATGGAGAGAGTGGCAGATGGGTAATAGATGTGCTATTTGTGCATCAATGATGACCACATCCAAACTTGAAGAAGAGGTAAAATCATATATCAGAGAAGAATTGAACATCAATTTTGTTGAAAATGATAGAACTATGATAATGAACACAGATACAGGTCATAATCTGGAACTTGATATATGGATACCAGAACAAATGAGGGCAATAGAGGTAAACGGTGATTACTGGCACTCAACAAAGTCAGCAAGAAGACGGGATTTTATAAAATCCAATGAGTGTCGTAAGAAGGGAGTGAATTTATTGATTATAAAAGAACATCAGTGGTATTCT